TGATCCTACTAAGAATTTTTGTGGTGGTTGTGGTTGTGGTGATAGAAAAGGAACATGGTTAATGTCAAACCCCGATGAGTATAGTAAATTAGATTATCCCAAAGTTGTTTGTCCTCTTAATATGCCTGGTTTTACAAACTATGAATCTAGTGAACCAGATGAAGCAGAAGAACCTATAACCAGAAGGTATTATATTGAACAAATGACCGAAGAACAAGTAAAAGCAATAGAAGTTAATATTCCAGATCCACCAGAACCAAAGGCAAAACCAAAAATTGAAGAAATTACAGAAGATCAATTAGAAAATAATACATCAGAACTAAAAGAAAAGGATGCTGATGATAATTAAAACCTGCTGCTAAATATACATATAGTGTATAAGGAGATTTAAATGGCAGCAGCACCCTATTCCACAGATACCTTAATAGATTACTCTTTTAGGAGACTAGGCGCTCCCGTTATCGATATTAACGTAGAAAGAGAACAAGCAGAAGAGAGAGTTAATGATGCACTTCAGTTATTTTCTGAAAGACATTTTGATGGTGTCGAGAAGCATTATTATTCACACAAAGTAACAAGTGATGATCAGTCAAATGGTTTCCTTAGTTTGAATGGACTTACCGCAGGGAGTGGTGGTGGTTATACTGGCGCTCCATCTGGTGATAATATAGTTACAGTTACAAGGGTATTTCCGTTTGGTTCTGCAACATCAAACATGTTTAATGTTCGCTATCAAATGTCTTTACATGATTATTTTGGAATAAACAGATCTACTCATTATGGAGTTTCACTTGGTCTTGCTTCATATGATTCGACCAAGAGATTTATTTCAATGGTGGAACAGTTTTTTGATCCTGAGAAGAATTTTAGATTTAGTAAAGTAACAAATAGATTATACATCGATATGGATTGGAGTGCAGATATTGGTGTTGATGATTATGTACTCATAGAAGCATATGCAATTCTTCAACCTACAACCTTTACTGAAATTTATAATGATAGGTTATTAAAAGAATATGTAACTGCTTTATTAAAAAGACAGTGGGGGGCTAATCTATCTAAATTTGAAGGAGTGCAATTGCCTGGTGGTGTTTCTCTGAGAGGTGCAGAAATATTTACTGAAGCAAATGAAGAGGTACAACGAATAGAAGAAAGAGTTCTGTTGGAATACGAACTTCCAATTGATTTTATGGTAGGATAATAAATGGCAAGAAATCCCTACTTTAAAGATTATAGCGGTGAACAGAATCTCGCTGAAGACATAACCATAGAAACAATCAAGACTATGGGTAGGGATATGATATACATACCCCGATCTAGTGTTACCCGCGATGAACTGTTTGGAGAATATACCACTACAAAATTTAAAAATGGAATAAATCTTGAGATGTATGTTTTATCTGTCGATGCATTTGAGGGTGAAGGAGATATTATCTCTTTATATGGTTTACAGATAAAAGATCGTATTGATTTATTAATTTCAAAAAAGAGGTTTGAAGAAGAAGTAAAACTTTTAACTGGTCTTGATCGACCAAGAGAAGGAGACTTGATATTTTTTCCTCTTAGTAAAACTCTCTTTGAGATTAATTTTGTTGAACACGAAAATCCATTTTACCAATTAGGAAAATTATACACATATAGATTATCATGTGAAATATTCACCTACGAGATAGATCAAGAAATTGATACTGGTATTGAAGATGTTGATTCTATAGAAGATGAAAGAAAAGAATTTGCTATTCGTTTGACTCTTGGAACAAAAAATGGTAGTGAAGCCGATTATCGTCTTGGTGAAAGAGTATCTACCTCATTGTCTACTAATGCTAATGCAGCATCTGCAAGTGGACTCGTTGTTGAGTGGAATCTTACTTCCAAGTTAATTCTACTCACAGATACAGAAGGGACATTCTCTTCAACTAACACCAAGTTGGTTGGAGATATATCTGGTGCAGATTATGATATCGACTCGATTGAAACCACTAATATTATTATTCCACAGGATCCAGGCGATGATGATCCTGCTGGAGAAGGTGACGATTTTGAATTCACTAAAGATACAGATAATATATTTGACTTTACTGACACAGATCCATTCTCAGAAGGTGATTATTAATGTTTAGATCATTTTACAACGAATCTATTAGAAAAGTAGTAGTAGCATTTGGATCTTTATTTAATAATATTCGAATACAAAATACTAATTCTAGTGGTGTAACAGAATTAATAAGAGTTCCCTTATCATATGGCCCTAGAGAGAAATTTCTTAGAAGAATAGAAGAAGCAAGTTCTATTAGTGGTAGTAGTAAAGTTCAAATAACATTGCCCAGATTGGGATTTAGAATTACGAATATTGAATATGATTCATTAAGAAAAAGAAATAGTTTAACAAGAAGATTTCATTATACTTCAGGAGCAACTGGAGGACACCCAACATATTCTTATGCAGAAGTACCTTATAATCTTAATTTTTCTTTGTATGGTTTTTCTAGAACTGTGACAGATGCTCTTCAGATTACTGAATCGATTCTTCCATATTTTACTCCAGAATTTGTTGTTTCGGTTAATTTTGACAGTCTGAATTCAGCAGTTGATATACCTATAATTTTAAATAGTGTGGTTATGGAAGAAGAATATGAAGGAGATTATGAAAATAGAAGAGTTATAACAACACAATATGATTTTGTAGTTAAGTCATATGTCTTTGGTGAAACTAAAAAGGAAAATGCTATTCTATATACAGAAACTACTTTCTTCGAGTTAGTTGGTGATAATTATCTAATAGACGGTCCAACTGGTGCCTTGCAAAGAATTGATGTTGGAGTTAGTGGAGAATCTGGAGATGGTGGTACTGGATTTACTTCTGGAAACTTCATTACGTTTACAAATGTTTATACAGTAGGACCAACTGGTAGTGGTGAGACAGCGGGAACAGGATATGTTGATACCTACGGAAATACATATGAGGGATCAACCTTTAATCCACCAAATACATATTAGGAGTAAAATGTGAATAAAGAAAGTGAAGATAGGATATCGGAAGTTTTAGATGTAAATTATGAACCACATATACAAGAAGAAGTAACTTCTTCTATAGTAAAGAAGGTGAATAATCTACCTATAACAAAAGAAAAGATGGATAAAGATCTTGGTGCAGATTATAGAGAAGTTAGATCTAATTTGAAAGATTTAATCAATACTGGTCAGAATGCTATTGATGGAATAATATCAGTTGCTTCGGATAGTGATTCACCAAGAGCATATGAAGTAGCAGGACAGATGATAAAGACTGTTGCTGAAATGAATAAAGACTTAATTGATATGCACAATAAAATGAAAATAATTAAAAAAGAAGAAACGAATGTAAATAATACAACACATAATTCAATATATGTGGGTTCTACTTCTGACCTTCAAGATTTAATTAATCAATCAAGAAGTGCAAAGAAGGCTATTAATAATAATATTATTGATGTAGAGGTTTCTGGAGATGACGATTAAAAAACAAGGATACCTTGGAAACGAAAATTTAAAACCTGCTGGTGTTGAAATTGAGTTCACAAAAAAGCAGATAAAAGAATATATTAAATGTTCTCAAGATCCTGTATATTTTATAGAAAAGTATGTCAAAGTAATTTCTTTGGATGAAGGTCTTATTCCTTTTAATCTATATGATTATCAAGAAGATATTGTTAATAAATTGCATAGTAATAGATTTGTAATTGCAAAACTTCCAAGACAGTCTGGTAAATCTACTACTGTTGTTTCATATATTCTTCATTATATTATGTTTAGCCAAAGTATGAATGTTGCAATTCTTGCCAACAAACAAGCAACTGCAAGAGAAATTCTTAGTAGATTAAAACTTGCATATGAATATCTTCCTAAATGGTTACAACAAGGAATCGTCGAGTGGAATAAAGGATCCATAGAATTAGAAAATGGATCTAAAATTCTTGCTTCAGCAACATCTGCGTCAGCAGTTCGTGGTGGATCGTTTAATATGATATTTTTAGATGAGTTTGCTCACGTTCCTACTGGAATTGCTGAAGAATTCTTTAGTTCAGTATATCCTACTATAACTTCAGGACAAACTACTAAAGTTCTAATGGTATCTACTCCCAACGGGTTAAATATGTTTTATCATTATTGGAGAGGTGCAACAAAGAAATTAGGTGAGGTAGGGAAAAATGAGTATGTTCCAATCGATGTTCATTGGACACAAGTTCCTTTATTCCCTGGCGGGCCTTGTCGAGATGAAAAATGGAAGAAAGAAACCATTGCAAATACCAGTGATCAGCAATTCCAATCAGAATTTGAATGTGACTTTGTAGGATCTCAAAATACATTAATCAGTTCTCATAAATTAAAATCTCTTTCTTGGATAACACCCATTGTTAGAAATAATGAAGGATTATCAATATATAAAGAACCAGAAGAAGGTCATAATTATATTTGTTGTGTTGATACTGCTAGAGGTCAGGGATTAGATTATAGTGCTTTTTGTATAGTTGATATATCAGACCCTCCATATAAACTGGTTGCAAAATATAGAAATAATATCATTTCTCCAATGGTATATCCTACCGTTATTAATAGTTTATGTAGGCAGTATAATAATTCATTTGCATTGATTGAAATTAATGACATTGGTGGTCAAGTTGCAGATGTTCTTCATGAAGATCTAGAATATGAAAATGTTCTTATGTGTACAACAAAAGGGAGACAGGGACAAACAATTAGTGGTGGGTTTGGAGGTTCTAATGTTAAATTTGGAGTAAGAACTACTCAAG